GTCGAGCCGACTTCACCACGCTGCCTACCGGAGCGCAGGTTCCTACTGCCATGCTTATCGGCGGCGGTCGCTTTGATGCGTCCGGCATGGGGCCGGGACAGACGCAACGGTTTAATCAGGGCTACGGCGGCGGGGAGTATCTGGGCGATGTGATGCCCACCCGCGAGATGTTCACCGAGATGGTGGACTTGGACACCCCGACGATTGAGCAGTACCTGACCCCCGAGGCACAGGCGACCCTTGAGGCGCAGCAGCGGGTAGAGCGTGCGTTGTCCGGCCTTGGCGAACAGGCCATCGGGCGCGTGCAAAATGTCTACGGCACGGATTTCACCCCGCAGGGGCTTCCGGCGCAACAATTCCAATTTGGCGGTTATGGCAACCTGCCGACCCTTCCCGAGTTGCAGGGTCGCGCACGCTCTGATGTGTCGGCGCTGCCGGTTAACTTCGGCCCCACGGCAGGTCAGTACGGAATGGCTGCGGGTGGCCCACAAGGGTTGAATTTGCAGGGCTTGGACACAAGCGGCATTAGCGGCGTGCAGACCGGCGCAGGCCAGTTTGGCACGGCGCAGGGTGGCCCCGCTGCCCCAACACTTCAAGGGCAGTTGGACACCTCGCAACTTGCCGCGATGCCGGTAAACGCTGGCATGACGGCGCAGCAGGCTATCATGTCGCGCCTCGACCCGCAGTTGCAGCGCCAACGGGCGCAGTTGGAAACCCAACTTGCCAATCAGGGTCTGGTGCGTGGTGGCGAGGCGTTTAACGCCGCCATTGCCGAGCAGCAACAACAGGAAAACGACCTCCGAACGCAGGCCGCGCTACAGGGCATTAGCCTTGATATGGCGGCTCGTCAGCAGGGGCTAGGCGAGGCACAGGCTCTGGGCGGCTTTGCCAACCAAGCGGCTCTGGCGGGGTTTGGCGCGGGTCAGCAGGCTACGGGCGCACAAAACGCTGCAATTGCCCAAAACGCTCAACTGGCGCTCCAATCGGGTCAGTTTGCCAACCAAGCGCAGGCGCAGCAGTTCGCACAGCGGCTTGCGGCGGGTGAGTTTGGTCGAGACGCGCAGATGGCATCCTTCCAGACGGGACAGGCGGCGCAGGAAGCCGTTAACCGTGCCATCGCGCAGAACTTCCAACAGGGCTTGGGCGCGGCGGGTGCGTACAACGCTGCTGCCGGTCAGCAGTTTGGGCAGGAAATGGACATTGCTGGGTTGTATAACGCCTCGCTTGCCCAGAACCAACAGGCGGCATTGCAGCAAGCACAGGCTCAAGCGGCGCTCCAAGCACAGGGCTTCAACCAAGCGCAGGCGGCGGCAAACTTCCAGAACGCCCAGCGTCAAGCAGCGTTGCAAGAGCAGTTGGCTTTGCGCCAGTTGCCGCTTAACGAGGTAGCAGCCATCATGGGCGGCGCACAGGTGCAGATGCCGCAGTTCCAAGCCTATCAGGGCGCAGAGGTGGGAGCGGCTCCCATCTTCGGAGCGCAACAAGCGGCGGGTAACTTCGCGCAGCAAAACTACGCTAACCAGACGGCTGCATATAACGCCAAGATGGGTCTTTATGGGGACATTGCTGGTTCAATAGGAATGGCGGCAGGTGGTCGCAAATCTGACCGTCGGTTGAAATCCAACATTGTTCGCGTCGGCACTCACCCGCTCGGCATCGGCATTTACGAGTACGACATTTTTGACCGGCGAGAACGCGGCGTAATGGCTGATGAGGTTGAGCAGGTCAAACCCGAGGCTGTGGCTATAGACCCAGCAGACGGTTATAAGATGGTTTACTACGGGATGCTGCAATGAGAACCCCTTACCAAACCTTTAACGCTCCCCCCATGATGAACGACGGTCGCGGTCAGCGCATGGCGCGTATGCTCCAGATGCAGGGCCAGAGCCAGCAGGTGAGCAACAACGCAGGGGCGCAGAGTGATATGCAGTATTCGCCCCCGCAGAACGCTGCGGACATCAACCGTGCGCCGCGTCAGTTTCTGCGGCAGTACCCGAAGATGCCGAAGTCGCCGGGGATGACCAACCCGCAGGGTGGCCCCGACCGTGGAGGATTTGAAAATGGCTGACGAACGCTACAAAACAGTCTCAACCTTTACGCTCCCAGACGAGTACCAGCGGCAAGCCTCCGAGGCACGCCGTCGTCGCCGTATGGCAGAGATGTTGGCGCAGCAGGCGTACCAGCCGGGGGACATCCAGAACGCCCCCATTCCTCGCGGAGCGCCCTTGGTGCGGGGTCTGCAAGCGTTCCTTGCCGCCCGTGCTGCCCGTAAGGCAGATGAGGCAGAGGAAAGTGCAGAAGAAAAGGCTTCTCAAATTGGAAGTCAAATTGCAGGTCGTTTGACTGGTCGTGAAATTGTTCCTGCTGCTCCCGGTGTTCCCGTTGATTCTGTTGCTCTGGAAAAACAGCGCCAAATTCAAGAAGAAAAAAACCTCTTGCAACGCAATGCGGAAGAACAAGCCCAACTTAAAGCGGGAGACATTCAAGAGGTTACGCGCCAGTCGCAATATGTTTATGACCCGCAGGATGCAATGCGGTTGGCTATGACAAGAGGTGGCAATGCCGCAATAAGGGGCAATCCAATGCTTGCGGCTATGCTTGCAAAAACAATGGAAAAGCCTGATTCTGAAAAGTTTTATGCTCCAGTTGTTGATAGTGCTGGAAATTTTGTTCAATTCCCCGAAAGAGGGGGCGCACCACGAACTTCTAAAATTGCCGCTCAAGCAAGACAAGAAACTTTATCAGAACTAGGAAGATTGCTCCTTGAACGACAAAATCCGCGTCTTAGTGCGGAAGACCGCAAAATCTATGACACAAAAATTAGTAATTTTATAAGTCAAAAAGGTTTGTCGCAAAGCGAGATTGCAAACCTTAATTTAGGTATTCTTAACGCTCAAATGAAAGCAGTAGAACTTGGTCAAAATTTACCCGCAGGCGAAACTCTTCCTGTCGTGCCTCCTACAGTCCAAGGTTTGCTTAATTATGGCGGCAGGCGTCAGTTTGGCGGTGATGTGCGTGCCGGAAAGACTTACCTTGTTGGAGAGCAAGGGCCGGAACTTGTTAAATTCAATCAACCCGGCACAGTTGTTCCAAACCCTGCAACCACTCGTTCTGTTATCCAGCGAACTTCACCAAAAGAACGGATGAAGTTGGAGCAACAACAACCTACTGATAAAAAATCAGTTCTTAATGCTTTGGGTCAAGTTTCGATGATGAAAAATTTAGTAAAAGATTTGCAGAAACATGGAGGCGTTGATTACATTTTTGGCCCTGTAATGAGCAGACTTCCAAATGTGCGCGGCTCGGCAACATCTGCTCAATCGCTTTACGATACTTTGCTAGAAAGAACAAGCACAGAAACGATGAAACAAAACCGACAAGAAGGTTTTGCTCCTGGCAGCATCACGGTTCAAGAATGGCCTCGTTTTGAAAGCGCACTTGCTCCTCTTAAATCAACAAAAGACCCTGTTGCAATGAGACGCGCATTGGAAAACGCGGACGCGCAACTTGAAAGCATTGAGCAAAGAATTATTGATAATTACCAGTCAACTTATGGTGAAGAATTTCCGTTAGATTATTCGCCACCTTCTTACAAATTTGAAAGCGAATTGTATCCAAGCCCAGAAGTCAAAAAACAAAAACAAGATATTTACAATCGGGCTGACGCAATCCTTCAGCAAATGCAAAATAGAAGGCAATAAGTCATGGCTAATGAATCGTTGCTTGAACCTCCTCCGCTTGTTGAAAAACCAAAATCTGTGCGATATGCAGATTGGTTGACTGCTAACAAAAATTTGAGCGGAACGCCAGAATTCAAAGACATTGCAAAAGCCTATGAAGTTGCCCGTCGAGATGAGGAAAGTTTAACTTTGCCTGTTGCTCTTCAAGAAGCAGCGGCTGAATTTGTTCCGTCTACAATTAAGTTAGGCAAAGAAGTTGTTACTGGCGCAGCAGATGCGCTTTCGTATCCGTTTAGAGAGCCTGTCGAATTTGCTAAAACTGTATACGGGTTTAGTAATCGTTCATTTCCAAGCATTGGTGGAAGTAAAGACGAAACCCCGTTGACCCGAATTGCGCCCACAATCGGTGGTCATTACGCAGGTTATCTTGACCCTGATGTTCTCAAACGCCGCCTTGCGGATGACCCTGCTTCTACATTGTCTGACCTTTCTTTGGTGGGTTACGGGCTTGGCCGAGCGTTGAAAGCCGTGCCAACGGCTCCGACCGAATATGTCGGCGGTAAATTGGCTGCTGCGTCAGAGGCTATTGACCCTCTTACGATGGTAACAAAAACGGCTGCATATCCATTCCGTCAGGCTGGCGAAATGCCGCTTCCCGGCATCCCTTCCGTTGAGCAGTTGGAACAACAATCTCGCGCTGCTTACAAAAAAGCAGCAGAATCTGGCGTGTTTTACAATGCCAATCAATTTGACGATTTTATAGACAATTTAAACACCAATTTGCGTAACCAAGAAGGCAAGCGCGTTACCGTGCTTCCAGAATTGCATCCAAAATCAAACGCGGTGTTGCAAGCCTTTAGTCGATATAAAGGAAGCAACAAAACTTTGGAAGATATGGATGATTTGCGTCGAATTGCGCAAGACGCAGCATCTGCTCCAGACCCTACTGACCGCAGGGTTGGCATGATTATCCGCAACAAAATTGATGATTTTATTTTAAATGAGGCTCCTGTTGGCGGCGAAGCAGGCGTGGAAGCATTGAAGGAAGCGCGTGGGTATTGGTCACGCGCACGCAAAGGCAATGTGATTGAAGATTTGTTGTTTGACGCTCGATTAGATTCTCCCCGCACATTTTCTGGTGCTGGCGTAGAAAACGCTATACGCCGTGAATTTAAAAAATTAGCAAAAAGCGACGATTTTCGACTTTTTACAAAAGATGAACAAACAGCAATTTTAGCAGTTGTGCAAGGTGGCCCATTTTCTAACGCTGCACGATTTATTGGAAAATTTGCACCAACTGGTGTGGTTTCGGGAACGCTTGGCCCTACTCTGGGTTCTGCGGTTGGTTTTGGTGCTGCTGGGACATTGGGACTAACAGGCGCTGCGGTAGTTCCAGCAGTTGGTGCAGCAGGTCGAATTGCTGCAACCAGAGCAACAGAAACAGCAGCCGCTAGAGCATCTGCAAAAATTCGTGCTGGCAACGCGCCTGCCAATGTGCGAGAGAGATTAGCATTTTTGCTTTCGCAATATGGCGACCAATTGAGCACAGTTCCCGGCATGGCTTTTGCGGTAGATATGGCAAAACGAGCAAAAGGCAATGTAAACCCTTATTTGACTCGGCAACTTATTTCTCAATTAGAAAACATTCAGCGCATTTCTGAACAACGACAAGCGTTAGAACGCGCAGCAGAACAGGAGTAATACAGATGTCTTTCAATGGCTCGGGTACATTCCTTATCAACACGGCAGGCCAGCCTGTAGTCGCTGGCACCGTCATCTCGTCCACGGCGTTTAACGCCCTGACGGCTGACCTTGCCACCGGCCTCTCGACCGTCATCACGAAGGACGGTCAGACGACGGTTACCGCCAACATCCCGATGTCCACCTACAAGTTCACGGGTCTTGGGGTCGGCTCTGCCGCCACGGACTCTGCGAACCTGTCGCAGGTACAGTCTACGGTCACCAAACTGCTTACGAGCGTCTCTGGGACGGACACCATCACGGCTGTGGGTGCGCCTGTGGTTGCCGCCTACGCTGCCGGACAGATGTTCTATTTCGTCGCCACGGGCGATAACACGGGCGCGGTGACGCTCAACATCGACTCGCTCGGCGCAAAGGCTGTGACCCGTGACGGGTCTGTGGCCCTTGCTGCGGGTGACATCAAGAGCGGTGAGGTAGTGGTAGTCGTCTATGACGGCACGCGCTTCCAAGTCGTCTCGCAGTTGAACAGCGCCGGTAACGCGACCTTTGCCAATGTGTCCATCACCTCGGCGCTCAATGTTGGCGGCGTAGCCACCTTCTCGGCAGGCACCGCAGCAGCCCCGGCTATCACCACGACCGGCGACACCAACACCGGAATCTTCTTCCCCGCCGCAGACACCATTGGGTTCACCGAGGGCGGCGTTGAGGCGGCTAGGTTTGATAGTTCCGGCAACCTCGGCATCGGGACGAGTTCGCCTGCAAGCAAACTCCATGTCGCAAACACTGCCGCTGCCACTCGCATCACGATTACTGACGATGTTGCGGCAGGTCGTTCTGGGTACATTGAGTCAAACTTTAGCGATGCGCTGGTCATTGGCACTACCTCTGGTGTTCGCGGGATTCGATTCTCGCCTGACAACACGCCTCGTATGTTCCTCGACACCGCAGGCAACCTCGGCATCGGGACGAATTCGCCTGCGTATAAGTTGGATGTAACGGGAACATCAACCACGGCTTTATCAGCCGCTGGGTTTACAAACAATTCTTCCGCAAACAATACGACAAAAACTGTTGGCATAACATTTCGTCTTGCTGACACAGTTGGAGTTATTAAAGATTCTGCATATATAACTGCGTTTCCAGATGGAGCAAATGTATTAAGTGCTGGTGTAGCATTTTCTACAAGAACGGGAGACGCAAATCCAACTGAAAAAATGCGCCTCGACTCCTCCGGCAACCTCGGCATCGGGACGAGTTCGCCAAACAGTAAACTTGAGGTAACGATTGGTGACAACGATGGCATTACTGTTGAGCAATCTGGTGCAAACCAAACGGGTTACTTAAATTTCCGTGATTCTGACGGAAATTATCAAGGTCGCATTAGTTATGACCATTCAAACGATGCGCTAAGGTTTGCTACAAGCAACACCGAACGCGCCCGCATCACGAGCGGGGGGAAATTTCTTTTAAACACAACATCAACCGTCGTGTCGGGGGATGAAATTTGCGGAATGATTGGCACTAGCGGTATTGGTGTTAAATGCACGGGCGGCTCTGCAAATTTTGCCGCCAGTTTTTGGAATGATGCTACTAGCGGAGACAATGTATTTGTCAATTTTTACACAGAAACAGGTGGAACTCTCCGAGGCACAATCACCTACAACCGCGCAGGCGGCTTGGTCGCCTACAACACTACTTCCGACTATCGCTCCAAAGACATCTTTGGCCCAGTCCAAAACTCTGGCGCAACCATTGACGCGCTGAAGGTCTACGAAGGCCAGATGAAGGGCGCATCGCAAAGCCGCCCGATGCTGGTAGCGCATGAGGCGCAGGAACACGCTCCCTACGCCGTGACAGGCGAGAAGGATGCCGTGAACGAAGACGGCACACCGAAGTATCAACAGATGGATGTTTCGGCTTTGGTTCCGTTGTTGTTGGCAGAAATTCAATCGTTGCGTGCGCGTGTCGCACAACTGGAGAGCAAATAAATGACCACTATCACTTGGAACATCTCGCAACTCGACTGCCTCCCGCAGTCTGCTGAAGGCGCTGACTATGTAGTCACGGCTCATTGGCAATGCAACGGCGTAGACGGCGACTACAACGGCAGCGTCTATAGCACCTGCTCGTTCGCCGTCGTGGAAGGTACCTCCTTCACCCCCTACGCTGACCTCACGCAAGCGCAGGTACTTGGCTGGGTCTGGGATAACGGCGTGGACAAGACGGCTACTGAGGCTGCGGTGGAGGGGCAGATTCAGAACCAAATCAACCCGCCGGTCGTCTCGCCGCCGCTGCCGTGGGTGGCGTAATGAAAGCCAAACTTGAAGTGACTTTGGAAGAAGCCGTCGCCATCGTGAACCTGCTGGGTTCGCTCCCGACGAGTCAAGGCAAGTATCCGCTCTGGGCGAAGTTGAAAGCGCAGGTGGAGGCGCAGGTGGAGGCGCAGGTGCCGAAGGACGGGGAGCCGTGACCACAGTACAAGACCTTGAGGTGACTGTGACCTCTCACATCGATGTTTGCGCGGTGCGCTACGAAGCCATCCATGCGCGGCTGAAGCGTCTGGAGAACCTTCTGATGCGGGTTGGCGGGGCGATTATCGTCATCCTGCTGACCGCGTTTGGCACGGTGACGATGATGTGGCTGGAGTCCATTAAGTGAAGGAAGAGGGGGCCAGTTCTGTGAACTTCGGCGAAATAATGAAGATGCTGGTGCCTGTCCTCATTGCCTGTATCGCATGGCTTCTGGGACAGGTCACATCCTTCAGCACCCGTCTGACCAAGATTGAGGGTCAGATGCCTGCGCTTATCACGCCGGAGGGTGTGCCGACCGACAGCCCCATCTCGGCAGAGCGCCGTCAGCGTCAGAAGGAAGAACTGCTCGACAAGATTTACGACCTTCAGATGCGGGTCAAACTGCTTGAACAAAAGGAGACGGGAAAGTGATACCTGCCGCGCTACAAGCCATCCTGACGCCGCTTCTTGGCAACGGGCTTAACCTCGTTGCTAACGCTGTGTTGGCAAAGGGCAAGAAGGTCGTCGAAGAGAAGTTGGGCGTTGAACTGAAGCCGGATATGTCCAGCGAGGACTTGGCAAAGGTTCAGATTGCCCAGATGGAGCATGAGGAAGAACTGCTCAAGTTGCGGCTGGAAGAGGACAAACTTGACCTTGCTGAACTTGAGATGCGCTTGAAGGACACCAACGATGCGCGGGTACGCGAGACGCAGATTGTCACCTCCGACAAGGCACCGCTGCTAAACAAACTCATCACGCCGATTCTGGCGCTTGGTTTGCTTGGCATCACCTTCACGCTCTTTGGCATCGTGCTGTTCCAAGCAAGCCCGATTGACCCTAGCCGCAAGGACATCCTCATCTACATTTTGGGCGTGCTGTCTGCGGTCGCTACGCAGGTTGTTTCGTACTACTTTGGTTCTAGCCAGTCGAGCAAGGACAAGACCGAAGCACTCAAGGAGGCTATCAAGTGAGTCTCGTAGCAGAACAGGCGGCGTTCCTGCTGGATGTCGCCAAACTTGTTAACAAAGCGACTGAACTGGGCTTTGTCGTCACGGGCGGTGAACTTGCCCGTACCCCGGAACAGCAGGCTATTTATGTCAAGACTGGTCGCAGCAAGACGATGAACAGCATCCACCTCAAGCGGTGCGCCATCGACTTGAATTTCTTCCGCGACGGCAAGTTGACTTACGACATCCCGGCTCTTACGCCGGTTGGTGAGTATTGGCAGAGCCTCAACCCCAAGAACCAATGGGGCGGGTTCTGGAAATCGTTCAAGGATGTGCCGCACTTCGAACGCAGGGTGTGATGGCGAGGAAGGAATCGAACCTTCATTCACGGAGTCAAAGTCCGTTGTCCGACCGTTAGACGACTCGCCAGCCGTTTACCAAGTATCCCGATAGCCTCGGCTGCACGCCCAATTGGGTGGCGGCACGCGGCTCCATTCGTGGTGTCTGCGTGCCTTTAGGTTGCGGAACCAGTTGACGAACCATCTGACCATAGTGCCTCCACGCTGTAGGACTGTGACGGGGACTTCCAATCTTTCTGCGGCTCACCCGACAAGTGGCTTGGGTCAATCCAATGCAATTTGTTGTTGGGGTAAGCGATGAGCGGCCCAGCCTCCAGCCGGACAATGTGGTGGTCTTTGCTCTGGTCGCTAACCTCCGACCATCCACCGTTGTGCCAGAACACAGAAAACACATACACCCCCGGCCTCCATACTCCGTCCCTGCCACGGGCGCGGACACGGTGACCCCGCAGGAACTCCATCTCCCGCACCTCGGCGTGGCGGCTAAAGGAGTCCCACCAGCAGGCGAGTTCTAAAGCCATTGGAGGGCATGGCTTCGACACAAGGGCATGGATAGGCACCCTCGCCCATTGCGCCCCACAGGCCGCCATAACGCTAAACATGGGTACCCGTGCAGGTTCAGCCCGGAACCCAAAGATGGTGCAGGGGGTAAACTCCCCGCTGCCCGTCTGGTGGTCATACAGGAATTCGTTGCGGATGTACGCCGGGGTGTACGGCGTGTCTACCATAAAGGTCACAATAGTCCCTCCCTGTTCAGTTGTGCGAGGGTTCGCGCCATGCCTTCGAGGTGCAACAGGCGCACATAGTCCCGGTCGAGGTCGGTATGCGCTCGACGGTCAATAGCATCGTGGCATGCACTACAGGCCCATGCCCCAAGGATGTCGGGTGACTTCATGCCTATGCCAGATACCCCGGCAAGCCTGTAGTGCGCCAGCACAACCGTTTCAGAATTGTGGTTGCACACCTCTGGGATACGCACCATGCAGCCTCGCCCTTTTGCTTCCTTACGCAGTTTCATACGACGGCTCCGGTATCACGATGCCCATATCAAGGCACTTTGTTTCAAGAAACAGCAAGTAATCGCTGAACTCTTGTTTGTCGAGTGCAGAGGAACGCTTGAGCGGTCGCAGGCGCTTCCTGCCAAACCCCTCCAGCGTCTCCCACCCAAAACACTCGCCCAGAAAGTAATCGTGCAGGTCATCACGCTGCCATCCGCGCAACGCCTCGCCACCGCCCTCAAGGATGGACGGGTACACCACGCCCCACAGGAACTTGTTTTGTTGGGCGGTGCGCGGCTTCTTCCACTCCGTAACCTCGACCGCCCATGTTCTGAGCGGGTCAAGGTTAGACACCATCCGCGTTACGACAGATGCCATAGCGTCGGGTCTGGTGCCTCGCGGGAAGATGCGTTTCATCGCTCGGATGCCCTCACCCGTCCAGCCCATTGCTTCCATTCGTAGGCGTATTCGACATTCTGGTATTCATCGAACCACGGGCCACCCTCGGTGAAATGCACGCAAGTTGGGTCAGGAACCTGCGCCCGTGTGTGCCAGCCCTCCAAGTAATTGAAGGTCGGCGGCAACGCACCAATGTGCCGGTCGTTTACCCACATGAACCGATGCAGATACATCCCGGTTTCGCTGTTCACGATTTCGGGTGTCAGCCCACCCATTGACGGATGGCTGCAATTGAACCACATAAACGACGACCAGTTTTTGCGCGGGTACTGGCGCTGTACCTGCCCGTCCATCTTTGTCAGAGATGTGGGCTTGTAGTCGTGCTGCACGCACCACACGGCAACATCAGGATTGTTAAAGTCGAGCAACGGCTTCAGACTGTGCCGTACCAGAAAGTCACAGTCCATGAACAAGGCATTGCCTCTGAAATTGCAGAGCGCAGGCACAAGGAACCGGCTGAAACTAAATTCCGTGGATGAAAACGGGTCTGGTTCGCGCCAGTACATCCCCATCTCACGGAGGTCATCCAGTCGGAGCGCGACAACCTCTGCCTCCATGTGTTCCAGAATGGACGCACGGGCCACTTCATAGGCGATGTCCTCGCGGCTATCGTATCCAATAAAGATTTTCAAAACGGCAAATCCTCATCGTCGGCAAACTTTTCGGGATTTTTCTCTGCCATCGTCTTGGGACGCGCAGCCTGCTTCGGCTCGAACTTGAGGGACATGAAGGCATCGCCGGTCTTACTGCTGCGCTTAATCCACGCGCTGATGTTGAGGTCAATGTTGTCGATGACGGCAGAACCACGGTAGTTAGGCGCTTTTTCGTTGCCCTTCTGGTCGTTCTTGAACAAAACGCCACGGTTGTTGTTGTCGTATTCCTTACTCACAGGGTCACCTTTTCTAGTTTGTTGAGTTTGTCGTCCAACTCTTGCAAGAAGATGGTCACTTCCTGCTCAAGCATCTTGATGTAATCGTCATCACGCGGGACGCGCACGACTAACAGTTGCAGCCGCTCGGGCAGGCGCGGGTCGTAGGACACGAAATCGCACCACGGCTTACCGGCACACGCCATCTGCCATTGCATCTGGGTCACATACTTCTGCGGCGGCTTACCGTCGAAGATGTATTCGAGATGGGTAGCCGTGTTCCCGCATTTGATTTCAATCAAACCATCCTCGGCAAACCCGTCTGGGGAGGCACCAGACATTGCCACAGTCGGGTGGTCTATGAAGCCTACCTCCTCAACCAAGATGCCCGTCTTGGCGCTGTACGCGGCTCTGGCGTAGGGTTCCTGCTCGGTTCCCCATTCCATCGCTGCATTACTAAACGAGGATGCCTTCTGACCCGTCAGCCGCTCGACCACAAGGTCAGCCATGTAGTTAGCGCGGCCTGCGCCATAGCCGGTCTTGGTCTTTGCAATGACATCCGCAACGCGGGAGGCTGTGACCTTGCCAAGCCGTGCCGCAAACCAGTCGTCTGTACGCTGTTCCATCATATTTTTAATACCTTTTCAATAAATGATGCTGTCAATGGAACTTGTCCATCCGGTAATTCTTCGTACAAATCACAACGGTCGTATGCGCTTACGGGTCGTTGCTTTGCTTTTATGTATGGCGGCCAAGCAAACGCGCAAAATCCTTCGTCGTCTTTTTTCTCAACATAAAAAATGCAACTTCCGCAACACCGTTCCCCTTGATGTTTGCTCATGTCGTACCCCCGTTGCCCAACTCCCTTTTGCGTGCGCTAAACGCATCCATGTGCGCTGCGCGGATGACGGGGTCAAGTGATTTGAACAAGGTAACAAGCGCAGCCGCGTCAGTCACAGACGCAATCTGCGCCAACACCTCGGGGTTAGGCTCGGCTTTCTCGCCCTCGGGCAAATCTTCACCGGCAAAAATGTAGAGAGCCAAACCGTGCATCGCAATCGCTTTTGTAAGGCAACGCATGGTGGCGGTGTTCACGGCAAAGGCATCAGGGTCAACGATGGCGCGGTTCCTGTTATCCATGACAGGAAGGATGCAGGTTTTGTCGTTGCCCTTAATTTCAACGCTGACCTTAACCATCGCCGTGCCGTTCCGCAGGTACATGACGGGACTGTTATCCCACTCGTGCGCTGTCCATCGCGCAGATGGGTCAATCTTCAGCACTTCAGCCCATGCCCACGCCCAACTCAAATAGGTGAGGTTGCCTTTGCGTTCGGTGTGGTCGTTGACATTGATTTTTAGAAGGTCTGACATTTGCTTTCCTCAATCATTTGTTTAAGTTCGCGCCGCAGTTCGTTGTGGCGGTCGATATCGGCCTGCGTCCAAGTGAGGATGACCGGCTCGGTGTAGTACCGGCGTTCCTCGCACTCGCGTTGCTGTTGCCAGTCGTCCATCAGAAAGTCCTCACAGCAAGCCACGCAAGGGCGGCAAACATGACAAACGAGAACAGGTACAGGCCAATGGTTTTCATTTCGGCACCTTTATTAGTAAATGCGCCAGCGATTGTTCAACTGTGGCGTATTCCTCCGCGCACATCGCCAACCGCCAAAACACGCTTGCGTCATCCGTGTCGTCTGCAATGTCTTGCACAAACGCACAATCGACAGGGTTGCGGGTCTGAACCATCCGCGCCCATGCGGCACGAAGGGTCTTGTCGGTGATGCGGCTCTCAAGAGCGGCAAGTTCTTCCCAAATGTTCACAGGTTGTCCTCCCACGAGCGGCGGCGGTCGAGCCGGTCTTCGGCGGCCCAGTCAGCATCGCGCTCGGCTTTCTCGCGCTCGGCAAACTCCGAGAGTTTGT